ATGGTATAGAACTGGAAACTTAGGGACAGGAACTTTTGGAAATGCTGCATTTAGCTTTATACCCAATCCCGGTTATTTTAACCCCGACAATCCTCTAGAATTTTTAGATGTGAATTCTAATCCATATTTTAATCAAGCTAAAACAAACTTAACTAGTTTTTCTAATAATGCAAAAGACATCCCCGGAGCTTTTTCGGATTTTATAAAAAATCCATTAGGGTAATTTAAATATGGAACCAATTTATGGAGTACATTTAGGATTAGTTGTTAGTAGTACATCAGATCCAGAAGGTAGAAACAGAGTACAAGTATGGATTCCTCATCTTTCTAGCACTTTATATAGTGGTATAAATGCTAAATTAAAAAATTTAAGTTTTAAATCACCCGGAGATTTAGATAAAAGTGTTTTAGAAACATTAAGAAAAACATTACCTTGGGCAGAATATGCTGCTCCTCTTTTTGGTGGTTCGAGTGGAATGTTCAATGAATCAACTGGTGCAACAGCAACTAATGCTGGTTCCACTTTAAATGCAGAAGCAAATGCAGCACCATTGGGTTATAATCCATATCCACCAGATATGAATTCTACAGGAGAGAAAACAATAGTACCCAATGTACCAGAAGGTGCTGCACCAACAACAATAAGAACAACGCATTATAGTGTAGGTACTAGTGTTGGTGGCCCAGATTCTTATAGTAATCCTACAGGTAAATATCCAGATCCTTATACTAACAAAGGATTAACAGCAACTGGTAAAAACTTAGGAGTTGGTGTAGTGGGTTCTACTATACCCGGAGTTAAGCAAGGAGATATCGTACAAAGAATAAATCCAATAACAGGTGTTCCTGAAGTGTATTATGTAGGAGATACTGCTACAGCATCGGTTTCTCAAGGCAGAATAGATATATACACAAGCCCCACAAATTGGCAATCGAAAGGATCTGCTTGGGATTTGGCTAATCAAGAACCTGATGTTCAGAGTTGGACAGTAGTGGACAATGTTGGTAAATTAGGATCATATGATGCGGTATTAGCTACATTGCAAAATTATAGTCAGTATGGACAGGTTCCCACAGCACAAAGTACACAAGAAGGATTAGCCTCTATTGGAAATGATGTACCAGCTGCAACACCATCAACAACACCCTCACCAAGTAAGACTCCTATATTGATAGCAAATAGAACAGGAGGAACTGCGGCTGTTGCTGGAAATGCAGGAACAGCAGGTTCCGCTGTAGGATCTTATACAACTCCAAATGCAGGATCAAAAGTTTGGGTATTCTTTTTGGGTGGAGATATACAGAGACCAGTATATTTCGCACAAGCTCCAAATCCCGGTGATGTTGCTGCTGCATAATCAAAACAATTAAATAAATAAACATATGGCTAATAACGGCACGACAAAAAATACAGAAACTTATAAAGATAGTATACAAGGCAGAGAGAGTGGTGTTCAGTTCTTTTTCAAAACCATAAATCAAAAGGGGTCTAAACTTCTTTTTGATAAATCATATCTTCTTATACAGAATTCTTATAAGACTTTAATTAAAATATTCCAAGGAAATATATCCATGAATGGTGGTGGAGATATTAATATAAATGCTGGTCATAATATCCATATGTCATCACAAGACATACAAATAACTTCTGATGGAAAATTTGGTCTTTATAATAAAAAAGGAAAAATAGACATAAATGGAAAACACAGTGATGAAGAATCTGCTAAAATAAAACAATATACAGAGTTATTGGAAAAAATAAATCAAGCAGCACATACCGCATTTGATAATACAAAATCAGAAAAAATAAGATGTACAAATTGTGCTCAACAACATCTAGTAGATGATAAAAGTGATTCTTATGCAATAATTTTGGGTTCTATAAAAAGTGTTACTGACAATTTCCCATATCTTAAAGGGCCATTTGCTGTTATACGATGGCTTATTACCAAGGTTTATGTTGCTTTATTAAGTGTTCGTTCTAACTTGTCTCTTAACATGGGAAAAGGCTGTGGTCCGGGTTGTGAAGCTGGTATGAAAGATGGCATGGCTAATAAATTAAAAGCCAGTGAAGATGCTATAAAAAAAGAAATGGAAGACCTTTCCGAAATAATGAACAAATTAACAGTAGACTTAAATCCAAATTCTACTGGAGCAGAGACTTTTGAACACGGAAAAATGATTATTGTAGGAGATCCTGCACATTCATCAAAAATTGTACCATATAAGAAAAATGGATATCACTCATTTCCTATGAATTTAAGAGTTTCTGATGCTATCAGAAGCAAACTTAGAGTTAGTACTGAAGGTAATTGTCCTAAAATTGCTTTCCTTCCTCCACAGCAATCACCATATGGAAATCTTGGTATTACTGTTGCTAATAATTTTAAAGTAACAGCAGGTGTTAATGGAATTGATTTTTTATCTACTGGAGAAATTGCTATAAAGGGTGGTTCTGTTCATATTAATGGATCAGAAGGAGAAGTTTCTCTTACATCTAAGAATCTTACAACAATTGGAGGTGGTAATGTTTTAATTGCTGCTGATAATAAGTCTGGAGATACTGGTGTTTGTATCGATTCCAAACATACATTTGTTAGAGGAGCTTTTAATGTTAATGGAGACACTGCTATGTTGGGAGGTTTGACTATAGATGGAGCACTTTCTGTTAATTATTTAAACTGTCCTAGTATGGCAGCACCAACAACAATGAATGGTCCTGATGATTTTACCACACATGGTGCTAAATGGGGATATCAAGGCACAGCTTTAAACAGTGCTAATTTTGCTTTAAAATTAACAAACTATAAATCAATGCCCGGATTAATGATGAAACCACTTGGTATTGTAGATATTTTTATGGAAGTTTATAACCTTGCTATAATGGCAATACCCATAGAAGTTTTAAATACTGGTGTATTTGTTGGTGTTAGTGCTGGTTTTGGTGGTGGTGTTTGTGCTGGTTATATATGGAATTATCCACACACTCATTCTATACCTCCTTTTGATCATCAACATGAAACAGATGTTCCTAATGGAGGTTATTGGAAAAGAGCCGATGGTGCTGGACAGGCAAGAGCCGCTGGTAACCCCTCACCAACACCTGCACCCACTAGTGGAACATTTGGTCGCCCCGGAAATAAATCTTGGGGAGGTGGTTGTGGTGGGGGTGGATTATATAGTAAGGTCCGTAATCAAAATTATGGAATCAATAGTGATGATGCATTCAATGGTGGTAACTATGTTACCACAACTGTTACTAGAAATACCGATGGATCAATCTATCCACCACCAGATTTAACATATAGAGTTGTTAAGGATATTGGTGGTGATGCTAAGATCAGACCAGATGGTACTGTAACAACCACTCCTGCAACAACAGGAATCAATTGTTAAGATTGATTATATATGGGAGGACCAGCTTTTAATGCTTTCATAAAGGCTGCTCCATCTTCATTACTTGATAAAAATTCTTCACCAATATCTTTTTGTATTAAAGGAACTTGTAAAGAAGAAGAAACATAATCTTTTTGATCATAGAAATATTTAATATATACTGTAGTATTATTAGGTTTTGATATTTTCAATAAAAAATGTTTTAAAAATATTAAATCATATAAAGTTACAGTCCAACCACTTTTTGTGTAATTGTTTTGTAGATAATTTACAAAACTATCTGCTTCTTTTTTTAAAGCACCATAAAAAGATGTATTAACAAAATCTTTTACTTCATCTGGTGTTATAATATTTAAGTTTATATCAGGTGTACAACTGATAGAGGCTTTTGCTACAGGCACTCCATCTGAATTACAAATATACCCATTGATGACCTGACAACCACCAGCATTTATAACTTCGTTATAAGCATCCTGACGAGGAATAAATTCATCAAACATGGCTTTAATAGCCACATTCATAGGATATCTAGGATCTCCTGAATCTTTAAAGTTGTTTGGGTCTATGGGATACTCTGGTAGATAAAATGGATTATTTCTAACAATACCATCCCAATCGTCATTTCCTGATGCATTGGCTAAATCTGCTATAAATTGTTTAGCATTAAATGTTGCAGGATTTGCTGTTACGGAAGGCCAACTACTTGATAAGTTATCAAAAATTTTTTTAGAAGATACTATATTAATATCAATTCCATTAATTGTGTTAACAGATCCATCAGGGTTTTTTGTAATAGTTGGCATAATATTATTTAATTATCATCTTCATTATGAATATCTAAGAAATTTTCTTGTTGTTGCTTTAGAAAAATAGTTTTCAAAAACTCCATTATAGCATCTCGGTCTCTTGCATTTTTAAAATGTTGAATCACAATCCTATCACCCTCTAAGTTATAGCCAAAGGTTATAAAGACATCAAGATATTCACTAACTTGCCTTTTAAGAACACCTAAATCTCTTATATTAATTTTTTTTCTTGTTTCGCTATCTTTTAACCATGTATCAAGAGCTTTTTCTAATTCAGCATTGTTCATAGAAGAGAAAACTTTTTCTCTTATTTCAGATATAGTTATATTTTTATCCTCTACACAAGATAATGAAGGAACTATTGTCTGGCTTGCCTTTCGTCTTTTTTTAGGGTCTGGCATAGGTTGAGGATTTGTTATTAATGCCAAATCTAACAAGGTATTCAATAACAACCTCAATGGAGCTTGTCTTTATTTTAAAACGCTCAGGAATGAACTGGCTTCCATCATGCATTTCAAAATATTCCTCACCCATCTCATTATGATTATTATAACAGGTGATGATGACAGACGCTACTTGTGGGTCCACAACTACCATCCAACTACGAGGATCGGTATAGGCAAACTCGTTGAATATTCTATCAACGACATAACCACTGTCACGAAGACGCTTAATGAAGTAACTTGATGTTGTTATTTTATTCTTTGACATAGTGACAATATTTAAACCAGATCTTTTATTTTACAAGTGCTGAAACTATATATTTTAATTCAACATCATTATCATCTTTATTCTGAAAGATAAAGACTTTAAACTGATTATTAATCTTTACATTAACATCTGTGCGACATGTCGCAAGATTCTTAAAAACTTCTGTGCTGATAGGTGTAGGTGTATCAATATCATCACCACTAAAGCTATCTGCAATCTTCATAGATATATTATCAACATTCTGTAGTGTCTTATCGTTTATCTCTGCATAAACCTTACCATCTTTAGTATAAAAATAAATCTTTGTAAGATCAGCCGCAAAAGCATATCCCGACATAATTTGTTTTATCTTGGGGTTTGTAATAACAAAGTTTGTATCAAAATTAAGCTTTGCTACCTTATCGATCTTAATGGGGCATTCTCTGACCACAGTATCATCCACTAAATGGTACTTAAAATGTGTATTCTCTCCATCATCATTTTTCATGGAGCATTTAATATTGTTATTGTTATACTCTATAGAAAAAGAACCATCTTCACCCAAACAAGTTAAACCAGACAAAAGCTTACTGATATTAATTATATTAAGCCTAAGAGGATCTTTCAGACTTGTGGTATCGGTCTTTATCCTAGCATATAAGATAACAG